TAAAATACTAGAGGATGCTTTATATGCAAAGTTTAGTCAAAATTTAGATATGAAGGATATATTACTCAACACTAAAAAGGCCAAACTATTGTTATATCGTCAAGGAATGGAACCAGATGTTTCTAACCAGTTGATGATTGTTCGAAATCGTATCCAATAACTAGATATTCCGGAATAAGTAATAGATTATATTATTATTCGAAACTAAAATAAAAGAAACTCTGTTTATAGTATAATAACACATGAATGATGATACTATAAACAACTCTTCATCTATTAAATTAAAAGATGCTACAAGGTATGAATATATAAATATGTCAGATACTAAACATGTAGTCGATACTTTATACTCTCATTTCAGTTCGGCTAATAAATACACTAGCAACTTAAAAAAAGGAACTGCCTTTAATTATAAATTAACAACGATCAACATGATATCACAAATACCGAAACCATCTATATATGACAGCTATTTTTTTCCTACCCATATTCAGCAATATATCAACGACGAGGCCTCATGTAGTCTTCATTACTCAAGTAAGGTAGATGGTCGTGAGGTTAACCTATACTTTATTCTATTCGACGAATTGTCTTCGGAACAAGTGTTGGAAATGAATAAGGCAGTAAATATGATTTATATGTGGATATATATTATTAATAAATATGCTGTTGGAAAATGTTCCAAGTCAATATCTTTATATTTGTATATGACTCCATTTAAAAAAGAGTTCCCGGTAAATCAATTAATTACTTTGAATGCCGAACATGTTAATAGTGGATATACGACTGGGTGTAAGAAAGATACCGAAATCGTAATATATCGAAAAGAAGAATGGTTCAAAGTATTCATTCATGAAACCTTCCACAACTTCGGGTTAGATTTTTCAGACATACATTTATATCATGTAAACATGAAATTAAGAGAGATATTCAATGTGAATATAGAGTACAAACTATATGAAAGTTATAGTGAGACTTGGGCTAGAATAATAAATGTCATGTTTTACACATATAATCAAGTATCTAATGATGTTAGTAGCACGAAAATGATCAAATCGATATATACACCCAGTGAACAATTCATACAACGATTTCATACAAATATGTTGATTGAGGCTAACCATTCACTAATTCATGCCTTGAAAATATTACAATTCATGGACTTGAATTATAAGATGATAACACATAAAAATCATGATAATATTGCTGCATGTAATCATTTATACCACGAAAAATCTCCCGTATTCAGTTATTATATTATTTCGGGTATACTAATCAACAATTATAGTGAATTCATGAATTGGTGTAATAAGAACAACACCTCTCTATTGCTATTTAAAAAAACACCCAATAATCTAGATAAATTTTTGAGCTTAATACAAGAGTGTGTTCGTTATTCACCCATGATTAAGAATATTACACGAATAGAAAAAATTTTGAATCGGGTGGATATTAAACAAGACTATCCGAATAGTAAATCATTGAAAATGACTAGCATAACTAATTTTACACACTAAGTAACTAGTCATATTATGATTTAGATATTCGATTAAAATTGATTGATTATAACTATATTATATTATTATTATAATTAATATACTATAGCTAACGAATAATATAGCATGGGCATTAAACATTTAAACAAATATTTACAACATTCATGTAACGAATCGATAAATCAGATTCATTTATCAGAATTGAGTGGGAAAAAGATCGTCGTGGATACTAGTATATATTTATATCGTTTTATGGGTGAGGGAGCGTTATTAGAAAACTTTTACTTGATGATTTCTATATTCAGACAATATAATATTATTCCACTATTTGTCTTTGACGGAAAACCACCAATTGAAAAGGAGTTATTATTAAAGCAACGAAAGTTGGAAAAAAAAGAGGCACAAGAAAAGTATCGACTGCTTGAACAAAGTTTGTACAGCGCAAACGAAGAAGAAAAAGTAGAATTAAAAGAAAATATGCTGAATCTAAAAAGACAATTTATACGTATTAATCATGTAGACATTGAAAATGTGAAAACACTGATACAATCATATGGTGTATCTTATGTAGAAGCTCCAGGTGAATCAGATAAATTATGTGCCAAGATGGTTTGTAAAAACAAGGCATATGCCTGTTTGAGTGAAGATATGGATCTATTTGTATATGGATGTAACCGCGTATTACGATATTTAAGCTTGCTCAATAAAAATGTTATTCTATATGACTTGCCTAGTATGTTGAGAGAAATAGATATGAATATGACCGAGTTTCAATATGTATGTGTCGTATCTGGAACAGATTATAATACAACGAATAATGTGAATACTACTTTGTCAAACACATTAAAGTATTTTAAGAAGTTTAAAAAGAGCGGCGATGATAATTTTTACGAATGGCTTGATGTAAACACCGACTATATTGATAATATATACGTGTTATACAATACAGTTCAGATGTTTAGTCTATCTAACATGGTAGAATATAAAAACTACGAAAATATAAAGATAGTGAATGGTCCTGTTAATTTAAGTAATTTAAAAACGATCATGACGAAAGAAAATTTCTTATTTGTAGACTAATAATCGATTATATTGACTAAAAAGAAACATAGTATTTAATCAGATGGATTAACCATCTCATTAAACGCGGTAGCATTTAATTTATTTTTATTTTTGTTTGTTTGCTTGTTTGCTTTAGTTTATATGTATTGTCAAAGAAATGATCTGACAATTATAGATGTACTACAAATATTTTAAGCAGAAACAGTAGCAACAGTAGCAACGGCCACCTTATCACTTGCCTTGGCAAAATGAGGAGACATGTACTTTTGAAGGTTGAAGTAGGTTAGCTCATCGCCCTTCTTGAGCTTGAGAAGACCAACAAGCTTCTTATCGGCAATGATCTTGCGACCATTCTCCTTGTCTTGAAGCTTGTGCTCACGAATGTATGCGTTGATCTCACGGGTCACCTCAGTGCGAGCCATCTCAGTTCCGACCGGCTTGTTAAGGAACGCAGCAAGCTCATTGGAGATAAGGGTAGGCTTAACAAATCCAGAAGGAGCACGGTTTCCAGACTTGCGCTTGCGCTTGAGATTGATCTTGGCAGCAGCTCTAAGGTCACGAGTAACTTGACGCTCTAGGCTTCTGAACTCAGTACGAAGAGAAGACATGTGTGCGCTCACTGCTTGAAGCTTAGCCATGAAATCAGTGAATTGACCGAAAATAGTGGATACTCCCTCGACAGCGGCATCAGAAGCTGTCTCAGCCGCGACGGCGGGGGCAGCCTCAACGAGAGGGGCGGGTGTCTCAACTGCTTGAGCAGAAGCAGTCTTGGAAGCAGTCTTGGTGGAAGTGGTGGTGGGTGTCTTGGTATTCTTTGCCATTATACACTAATACGATATATCTTTTTAAGTGTTTTTACGCATTATATATATAATAATGTTATGATGGGTTATCATCATAAATATTTATTATAAATGTTATTAATTTAAAATAAAAAACGCGTATTTTTTCAATGGGCGACCGATTGATACAACCATGGTAGTGCGTTTCGAGCATCTTGACTTACTAAAGTTAGTGCAGCCAATACATAATATGCCCCTAATGATCTATTTTCTGTTGTATGTCCGGATTTTACCAAATATTCTATAATTCTTAATGCCGTATTTCTTAAAAAATCGTCACCTTGTGATTGTGCTAAATGTAATGACATACCCATGAATGGATTTCCATGATTAGGAACTATTTCCATCATCATTTCGGGCGATAATTGAGATCTATAATTCCATATATCATATACCTCTCGAATAAATAAGACTAACATGTGTCTTGGTAAATTAACAAACCATGTACTATCAGCATAATTCCCCAGTTCGTTGATATATTGAAATAATTCTATAATTCTCATTTCCATTTTCTTTTTTGGATCGACTTGTTCTTCTTCAGATACTATCGTATGTGGAATCCGTAACAACTTTGCTAACCGTAAGTACCGATTAAAATTTGATATTATATTTATCGGTATTATCTCTCTGTTGTATGGATTTTTGATTTCATAACCTTTGCGAATACATTCATCTTCTTTATATTTGTTAACCAATTGATTGAGAGAATATATATCACAACCATATACACTATCATGTATCTTAAAGCTATAAAACTGATTATATACTATATCTTCCAATGGTTCCATAGTCGCAAAATCAGTGTCATTCACACACAAGACCCGATTCTTTAATGCGGGTCCAGACCCATGTATATATTCTCTCAATAAATATCCTCTCAATAATCTCTGTATCTTAATTGCGTAGAGAGAATATCTTAAATAATCATATAGCCTACCTTTCAGTTCATTCTTATTACCACTTTGTTTTAATTTGTAATACTTACACATTTCTTTGAGTTGACATAATTTATAAACATTGGTATTTATATGATCATAATTACTCATTGTTACGATTTTAAACTCGTTTGCTAACAAATTTTCCTCCTTTTTACCAGCTGTCGGTTTTTTATATAATGATGTACGCGTTGGTTTGTTACCTAATAACCTCGTATTATTTTTAATCATTAATATATCATGATAATTTTTTTTTATATTATTATCTATATGACATAGTCTAGTTAGGATATTATATTGTCAGTCTCTATTTCTTTGAGGTTGGCGTAATTACACTATTGGATATTTTTGAATTAAAATGTGATGTAATATATAACATTGGACAATATATATTACACCAGGTATGCTGTATGTATTTTATTTATTTTATTATTTATATAAAAAAAATTGATTTAAAGAATATAGGATATGATATAGTATACTATACAAGATGACTGGTTCTAAGACTATTCTTTCTGGCGCTGATTTCTCTGCTTCTTCGGATATCAAGTACTCTAAGCTAAAGGTTGATGCCCGAGGCGGTAAGAGTGTTGGTATTCTTAATAGCGGAAGTAACAGTGCTACTTATATTTCAACCCCTCTTATGCTAACATGGGGTATTAATGAGCATGTCGATGAAAAGAGTGGGCGTGTAACATATGATATGGCTCTTCAGTTTCCTAGCGAGGAATATGCCAAGACAGAGACTACTAATTTCCTAAATAATATGATTGAATTTGAAAACAGAATTAAGGCAGACGCAATCGCAAACTCCAAGGATTGGTTTGGTAAGGCCAAGATGAGCGAGGACACGGTTGATGCTTTGTGGACTCCTATGCTAAAGTATCCTAAGAACAAGGATACCGGAGAGCATGACTATACCAGATCTCCTACTTTGATGGTCAAGGTTCCTTTTTGGGAAGGCGAATGGAAGACTGAACTATATGATGTCAATCAAAAGGCGATCTACCCAGACCCAGATGGAGGACTACAAACGCCTAAGGACATGATTATCAAGGGATCGCATGTCGCGCTGGTTGTCCTTTGTGGTGGTCTTTGGTTTGTAAATGGAAAGTTTGGCGTTACCTGGAAGTTGTTTCAGGGCATTGTTAAGCCCAAGGCAACTATGCGAGGAACTTGTCATGTATTCATTACCCCCGAAGACAAGGAGAAGCTACTAACGCAGAAGGTAGATGATGAGGTTGAAGAGGAAGATTCGGATCATGAGATCAATACAGCAGTTGAAGATTCGGACGATGAAGATAATGTCAAGGCAACTGTTACACAAGCAGTTGAAGAAGCCGCTGCCGTTATGACATCTTCATCAGAGCCTGCTAAGAAGAAGATCGTGAAGAAGATTGTTAAGAAGGTCTAGATTTCATACAAATACCAAATAAACACATAACATATAATTACATATCGAATCATACATGATAAAAATCGCGTCTTTACAAATTCAAATGTTATTATTATAGAACAAAAACATAAAAATGAGTAATAAGTTGTTCGCTTATTACTCATTTTTTATTTGTATCATTTTACATCATCTAATTCGGGATGATGTAAAATGATAGGAAGCATTCATTAGTCAGATTTTATACAAGTTGATTGTATTGATTTTTGGTATCTGTATCCAAATATACATTTTTGCTAATTGCTCTTATGATCTTGTTGGTTTCCTTGTCATCGTTTTCTATGGATGTCATGGAATTGTATATTAGCCGCGTCATTCGAGATTGTAGATTATCTTTCGTATCCCATCCTCTATTCGCATCTTGCCATTTATTAAGCATTGTACGTTGTTTCATAGAAAGTGTTTTTATTCCTTTCAATACAAGTAATAACTCATTATCTCTCTCCCAGGTGTTATGATCTTTAACATATAATGTCTTCCTAGTAGCATCAGTACAATGAATCGGACGGTCTAATATATCTAACTGGCTAAGTCCATTGACTAACATATTTGTTATCGTCTTGGTTAATCCATTTTCAATAGTACTATCATATGTATCTGATGTAATAGGTAATGAATCAATAAAATCAGTCAAATTCATGGCATTTTTACAATGCTCATTCAAAAACATTTGGATATTGAAATTATTAGTATTATTACTGTTTGTATTTATGTTGTTATGACTGTTAGACACACCACATTGTATATGAGGTAGTATATCCATAAATGATTTTTGAAATTCATTATTATCTTTCATCATCAACATGATGATTTCTTTAAAATCAGTACTACTTACATAATTACTAGACGATTCTATCATGTGAGTCGGTGCACCAGAATGTGTGGTAGCTGTATGTTTGTATTGATTAGTCAAACATATCTTTCTATGTCGCCATAATGTAGTACGACTTTTTAACTCTAATCCACATTTTTCACATTCATACATTGTATTGACGGCGTTTTTTGTTGAATTTCCGCCATTTTTCTTGGTTTTTGAAACCTTATTTTGTATATTTTGATCATATACTGGCATCATGCTTACCTTATTCTGGATGGCGTTTTTTGGCGAAAAACATGTTTCATTTTGTTTCATTTTTGTTTCATTTTGTTTCATTTCGTGTTTTCTAGTGGATAAATGTCGAATAAAATCACTTTCTTTACTACATCGTATGGAGCAATCATTACAGTAAAATAATTTGGATATTTTTGGCGGAAAATTTGTTTCATTTTGTTTCATATATATGAATGTATATTTTATATCTAAATGCTTTTGATAAAAATTCGATAAAATACGAAAAAAATACAATCACAAATAAAAATATTCCAAAATGAAAATGAGAGCTGAATGCTGTAAAACGCTTTTTTTTCACTTTTTCAAATTCAAAATCCTATTTTCAAAAAACAACACAAAAACCTTGTGTGTAATTTTAAAAATTGAAAAATCAAATTGAAAAATAGGTAAAATGTAATTTACCTACATCCATCTAATACAAC